TTTTAGGTATTTTTTTATTAGAATCATTTTGTTTAACTTCGTAAGAACCAAAATATAAAGATTTATTGATAATAATTTTTAAAAAATAAATACCTGTCTTAATAACTAAAGAGATATTTTGTTGACAACTTTCACTTTTACATTTTAATAAACCTTTTTGATAAAATTTATTTTCTCCAAAAATTTCAAAAAAACACTTTTTAGTAAATTCGGGTAATTTAATATGTAAAAAAAATTTATCTTTATTATAAGATGTTTCTATTTTTGGTCCACGAGATAATGTTTGTTCGTTAAAATTAATATTATAAATATTTAATTTTTTCATTTTTAATAATAACTAATTTTAAATATAATTCTTTAAATATTTATTTTTTTATAACATACCTATAAATAATATTAAAACCATTATCTTCCATTCTTGTAATTTTAAAGATTTGTCCATGTATTGCTCCATAATATTTTGCAATAGGATCATTTATAAAAATTAATGGTAATTGATATTTTTTTATAATATTATATTTTTCTTTAATTTTTATATATTCTTCTTCATTAGTGATTAATTCATGTTTAGGAACCCATTTATGTTTAATTTTATCAATTATTAATTCTTCAAATAGAAAAACTTCAATTCTAACATTTTTATTTATAAATTTTTTAATTACTTTCTTTAAATTTGAATTGATTTTTGTTTTAAATAAAAATATAAAATGAATTTTTTCTCCATATTTCTTAATATAATTTGCTAAAATATCTTTCAAAATACTTGGCTTAATTTTTTTTTGTTTAAGAAAATGGATTATTTTAAATTTATCTTTATTTTGTAATATAATATGTTCTTTATTTTTATTATATTTTAATTTAAATTCTTCATTTGATAAATTATATTTTTTATCTACATTATATTTTCTTATTTTTAACATTTTTAAAACATTATTATATAATTGAAAAGTTGACATTTTTAAAACTTAAGGATTAAAATTAAAATAAAAATCAAATTTTAAATATTTTATAATATTATTATGAAAAATATAAACCAGTATTTAAGGTTTTAATTAAAATAAAAAAAAAGAATAATATTTTATATATATATATTAAGATGGAAAAAAAAATATATAAACCTGTTTTTAAAAAAGAAAATTATTGCAGTAATGATGGTTTTAGCACTATGATTTTTGGGCAAATATTCTGGTTTCAATTACATTTAATTTCATTTAATTTTCCTGTTAACCCTACATTAGAACAAAAAAAAAATTATTATGACTATGTTAATTTATTACAAAAATCAATAATACCTTGTAAAGTATGTAGAGATAATTTAAAAAATAATTTAAAAAGTTGTAAATGGGGTATGAACAAATTAAAAAATAGAAATACATTTTCTAAATTTATTTATGATTTACATAATAAAGTTAATATTATGACTGGAAAACCAAAATATGATAAAACTTATGAAGAAGTTAGAGATATTTATGAAAATTTTAGAGCAAAAACACCTATTCATCATAAAAAAGAAAAAGGATGTACTAAACAAATATATGGTAAAACTTCAAAATGTTTAATTAAAATAGTACCCAAAACATCAAAACAAAAATCATCTATAAATGAAAAATGTCTTTGTAAAAATGTAAAAGAATTTTAAATTAATTTTAATTTTATGTATGGAGGATAAAATAATAAAACTTATTGGTAAATTTAAAAAATGATAATAATTTGTTAAAATTTATTTTAAAAATAAAGAAATTTAAAATTTGATTAATATTTTTTTTTTTAATATTTTTAATTAAATGGATATAAGAAAATATTTTATAATTAATAATAAAAAAAAAATTAATAATTTAAATTTTAAATATTTTTATTTATATTGGGTTAAATCTAAAATAGTTATTGGATTTTATAAAATACAACCAGAAAAAGTTAATTTTTCTAAAATTATTAATTGTAGAGATTTAAAATCTAAAATAATAATTTGTGGATATTTTAAAAATAATAATAATAAAAATCCTATATGTAAAATTGAAAATATAAAATCAGTATTTTCTAATAAATCTTTTTCTTTATTAAAATCACAATTACAAAAAAGTATTAGAAAAGGATTAATTGATATTTCATTAATGACTGCTTTTGAAATGTATTTATTAAATGAAATTCAATTTTTACGAAGATTAGCAATTATAATTATTGAAGATGTAGAATATATTAATAAATGGTTTTCTATAATTTGTTGGTTTATATGTAGTTATCCTTTAAAAAAAATGGATAATAATCAAATTAGATATTTATTTGGATTTATTAAATCTTTATGTCTTTATAAAAAATTTGAATATGTAAAAAAACATGAAATTGATGTTGCAGAAATAATTGATGGAATTAAAAAATTTAATTTTTTAGAAAGAAATTGTATTTTATCTTTGTTAATTAGAGCAAGTTACGGTGGAACTTCTGGTGATGTTAAATTTTTAAGATGTAAAGCTTTAGAATATAAAAATAAATTTAAAAATAATTTTAAATTAGAAAATAATATTAATGTAAAACCACTAACTATTATTAAAAGATTAGAAAAAAATGAAATAATATTTTGTGCTTGTGATTTTCATATTAATCCTAAAATAATTGATATTATTGCTGAAAAATTTAAATTAGAAAAACAAATAATTAAAAAAACAATATGGCATAGTTCTTCTAATATTAATTTTAGAAAAGTAGAAATTACTAAATATAATAATATTTGGTTAAAAATTAAAAAGGAATATAATAAATTAGCAAGAAAATATATTTTTAGAGTAACAAGATAAATTTGATTTTTTTTATTTTTTTATAATTTTTATTGTTTTAAAAATGACATTTGTTAAATGTATTGCAATACGACAACCCGCTACTTCATTAATTGTTGATAAACATTTAATGAATAATTTAATTTATCAGAAAAATATAGAAAACAGAAATAATTCTTTATTTAATTCTACTAAATTTAAACCTTTTAATATTTTAATTCTATCTTGTAAAAAAAAAATGTCTAAAAATAAAATAAACAAATTACTAAATAATAAAAAAAAACTTATAAATTATTTAAATACTATTCAACATGATAAGTTTCCAACAGGATGTATTATTGGTGCTGCTAAAATATGTGATATGAAAAAATATGAAGAATTAAACCAAAAAAATATATGGACTAGGGGTCCTTGGTGTATGATTTTAACAGAAATCATAAAATTACCGATACCTATACCTTATAAGGGAAATTTGGGTTTATTTAATGTTCCTTTCAAAATACTTGGTTCAACAAATATTAATTTTTTAAAAAAGAATGATAAAAATATTAAAACTTTTGAACAAGTTAGATTAGATTAGATTTAGTATTTAAAAAGAATAAAAAATAATTATAATTAAAATTAAATGTCTAAAGATTTAACAACAGATGAATTTTTTGAATTATTAAATCAAAAAACTGAGAAAGTAAGAAAAAATCAAAAATCAATTGAAGAAAAAAAAGAAATTTTACAAAAAGATTGTTATGAATTAGCTGATTATATTAAAACAAATTGGAAAACAAAAGCTAAAAAAGCATCAGAAAAAGGTAGAATTTTTGTTGATTTATATTTTCCAAAACAAGATGATAATAAAAATATTTTCTTATTATGTGCACCATCTGGACAAAATTTATCTTGGTTTACAAAACAAGGAATTAAACCAACAATGCATATTTTACAAGAAGAATTAAAACCTTTTAAGGTACAATATGTAAGAACAACATTTAATAATAAATTTATAAATAGTGTCAGATTAACATGGGCAAAATAAATTTTTTTTTTAATTAAAATATTATATTATAATTATAATGAGTATTGTAGAATCAATTTTAAATTGTAATAATAAATTATTAAAACAAGGTGATTTTAAATTATTAAATTTACCACTAAATATGAAATGTATTAAACAATTAGGTAAAACTGGAAAAGATGGTACTGTATTTGAAATTCAAGATACAATAACTAATAAAACCTATGCATTAAAACAATTTAAAAAAAATAAAAATATAAAAACAATAAATGATGAAAGAGAATTTTTAAGAGTTTGTGGTAAAAACAACATAGCTCCTAAAGTATGGGATAATGATACATATTATAATGAAAAAGGACAGGGGAGACAAATAATTATGGAAAAATTAGATTTTACTTTACAAGAATTTTTTGACAAAGGAAAAAAATTAAATGAAAAACATCAAAAAAGAATATTTGATATTTTAATTAAATTAGATGAATTAAAAATATTACATAATGACTCAAATTGGAAATTAAATTATATGTTTAAAGATGATGAAATATATATTATTGATTTTGGATTTTCCAAAAAATTGGAAAATAATTTATTATATTCCAATTTTGTTACTTATATTATAAAAGATTTAATTGAAAATAAAAATAAATACATAGAAGGAATATATTTAGAAAAAATTATAGGATTTTTAACATTAAAAGGTATTTTTCCTTGTTTGAAATATAATGAACAAAGTAAATACCAATTTTTCATTTTTAAAAAAATGAAAAATAAAATAATTAAAGATGATAAAATAGTAATTTCAAATGATAATGAATTGAAAGGTAAAATAGAAAAAATTATAAATCTGTGTTTTTTTATTATTCCTGAAAATACAAAAAAAGAAGAAGACATTTCCAAATATTTAGAAAATTTATTTAAAAAATCTGAATCTATAACATCTAAATTAAATGAAGTAAAAGGTAAATATAAAATTTTATTTAATCATATTACTAAAATAAATGGAGAACCAAGAGAAATCAAAAGTAAATTTTATAATTTAAATTTTAAATTACCAGTAATTTCTGATTTACCTGATTTACATAAATTAATAGTTTCTGATTTACTGACTATTTCAAGTTCTAAAACACCAACATCAGAAACTGATTTACTAATTAGTAATTGTGGCATATTACCTGAATATGTTTTAGAAGAACCTGTTGTTGAAATAGAAATAGATAATTGTATTGAATACAAAGATTTAAAAAAAATTCTTGAAAATATAGTTGAAACTGGAAAAAAATGTAAATTTATTATAAATTTAAAAAAAAGGATAAACAATCCTATTAAAAATATTAATTATGATAATTTAATAAAATATTGTAAAAATAATAAATTATTAAAAATAAATCATATTTATAAAAATAAAAATACAAATTTATTAATTAGAACAAATAATAATTTTACACAAATTACAGAACATATTTATTTAAGTTCTAATTTTATTACAGGAAAATGGTTTTGTGAAGAACAAGAAATTAAAAAAATTGATTACATTATTTCACAAAATATAAGCAAAATGATTAATGTATCACATTTTAATACAAGTAATTTAAATAATTTAGATAGTGACCAAAAAAAATATTGTAAAAAAAAAATAGTTGAAAATAATATTGAATATTTTTTTTATCCATTTTATGATAATGGAAAGGTTGGGATTAAAGGAGTGCATAAAAATAAAACAGATTATAAATTAACACTAAAAAAGTTTAACAATATTATAGATACATTTGATAAAAGTATTAAAAAAAATCAAAAAATAATAATTAATTGTGCTGCTGGTTCAAATCGTTCTGTTTCTATGATTGTTGCTTATTTTTTAAAAAATCAAGAATATTTTAACAAATATTTTAAAAATAAATTAGATTCAAATATTGAAAAGAGATTTGATGAATTAGTGAAAATAATTAAAAATTTAAAAATTAAAAATAATTGTGTTAAAAAAAATAAACATAAAATAGGAACAAACAAAGAATTAAAACAAATAATTCTTAAATTTATAAAAAATAAGAAAACTGAATTTAATGTTACACCACCTCCTTTTAATGTTACACCTCCTTTTAATGTTACACCTATTAATAATAATCCTATTAATAATCCTATTAATAAAACTAATAAAGATGATGATTTAAAAAAAATAGTTGAAAATCTTCTTTATAATAAAGAAAAAAAAGTTATTTTAAATGTAAAAAATAGTGGAGCAGATAAAAATAGTGTTTTAAAAGGATGGGCTGCAATGGTAAATAATGTTTTAATAAAAACATTAGATGAAATTCCACCTCATAAAAATATATTACTTTTTGAAAAATTCCCAGAATTATTAGATGCGTATCTTACAGAATCGATTAAAGAAATATATACAAAAGAATACAATCAAGTTTTAACAAAAATAAAAAGTGAAAATAAAAGTTTAGATAATAAACAACAAATATTAAAAGCCAAAAATATAATTTGGGAGAAAATTAAAAAAAAAATACAACCAAATAAAAATTACATAAATAAAAGTCCTGTTAAAAATCCAAAGAATTATATTAATCCAAGAATTCGAATATTACATTTGGGAAATAAAGCACAAACAAAAAATAAAAAAATACAACAACTTTATGATCAACCAAACAAACTTCAAGAAAATTTAAATGAAGAAACAAAAAGTATAATTTTATTAAATCCTGAATCTACAAAAGACCAAAAAAAAATAGAAGAATCATATTATGAAATTTCTAAAAAAATTAAATATAAACATGATGAAAGGAATATCGATTTTATAAAAAGAGATCCAAATAATACAAATAATTTTTGGACTTTAAATGAATTAAAAGAAATAATATCTACATCATCCCCAGGTCCTACATTAGATTTTGGGGATAATTTTGTGTATTTTAAAAAATATAAATTATTTACACAAGAATTAAGTAAAAATAAAAATTATTTAATAATTGATAAATTTGGTAAATATACAAATGAAAATGGTAAAAACATAAAAGTAATAAATGAAATTACAAATACAACAAATAAAGATTATTATGAAAAATTAGGATTTCATGAAGTATATAATAGTATGCCAAGAAATAAATTTAATTTTAACTATATATTTGATAATATTGGTTCAAAAATTTGTAATGAAAAAAATATTAAAACTGAAAATTTAAATAAAATAAATGACGAATTAAAAAATTTTACTCCAGGAGCATTTAAATCTTTAATTCAAAAAATTATTAGATTTGGTGCAAAATCTACAAAATTATCTTCTGGATTTAAAGTATCAAATAAATTATTATTATTAGTATCATGTATTAACTTATTTGTACATAATGGTTCTTTTGTACCAAATATTAATAAGCATGTGAGTGGATGGGAAGGATTTTCAAAAAGATTATTTGTAATTGCTTTTGAAGATTCAAAAATTCAAAATAATATAGAATTAAAACAATATTTATCTTTATTAAGTACTACCTTATTGAAAAATAAGATTACTTTTTGGACACCTCCAGAAGAATTATTAAAAGATTATTTATTATTACCATTAAATATTTATAATTCAAATGAAGCATATGATTATAATGCTGATAAATATAAAAAAATATTATATTTAAATCAATATAAGAAAGATACTTATACAAATACTATGAAAAATTGTTCTGCTGTTTTAGAAATATTAAAAAGTTTTTCTGGAGATAGAGGTTTAATAAGACATATTGCTATTGATTATGAGAAAGTAAATAAAGATAAATTAAAAGTTGTAAAATGTATTTCAAGACCTGATGTAATGCCTATTATACATTGTATGGATCAACATTGGTTCCCTAATTTAGCTTATTTCTTTGATTTAAGTTTTAAAGAATTAAAAAAACAAAATTTTTTATATTATAAAAATGAAACTTTAAAAAATTTAGATGTAAAAGAACCATTTGGAAAATTATTAAGTAATATATTTATTTGTTGTACAGGAAGAAATCCAAGAAGAAAAATATATGAAACAAAAGAATTAGTTAAAAATAAAAAATTATTAACTGAAATTTCCTATGAAAATTTTGAAGAACAAGAAAGAATTAAAATTATAAGAAGAGTTCAAAAATTAGCATATGATTTAAAAACTAAAAATTTAGGAAATAAAATTAAAAGAGAAAAAATTGGAACAGAAAAAATTAGTTCTACTTATATTTTGGAAAATAGTTGGATTGCAAGTTTTGTTGGAATAATTAAAAATTTAAAAATTAAAGGAATTAATGTTTGGGTTACTGTTAAAGCAGATAATATTTCTTTACTTATTCCTATGCTTGAACCTATTAAAAAAAATAATGATATTATTTTATCTGATGATATGAAAGATGAAGCAATTCAAAAAGCTAGAATAATTTTGAAAAAAGGAATAAAAATTAAAGATAAACATTTTCCTAAATTTTATAATAAATTTATAAAAATAGCTGATTTAGATGGTAAAGAACAATATTTTATTGTTTCTAAAAAAACTGATGAATTAACAATTAATAATAGTTGGACAAATCAAAAAATTATAACAAAAACTTTAAATTTAATTAAAAAAATTACATTTGATAATTTTATTAGAAAAGCATGGTTAATGGATTCTGATGGAATTGAAAAAGATGCTGACAAAAGATTAGAAAATATTTTGAAAAATTCAGATATTAATATTTTAAGAAGAATTATGTATTTTATAAATTCTGGTTCTAAAATAATAAAAATGCCTGCATTAACAAGAAGTGGTGGTTTTTCAGAACATTTAGGAGTTATATATGATTTAGGAGTTTATCAATTTTTATTAAAACTTTGTATTATTTATCCTGGTGTTATTAAAATTCAAAACAATAAATTAATTTTTAAAATATATAATTTAATATTTTATAATAATATAAAAAAAATTATTAAAGATATATATTTTGTAGAAGAAGAAAAATATATAAATGATACTAATATAACAGAATCATTACAAATTCAAGATAAACAATATACAGATGATAATATACCAAGATTAAATTCTTGGAAATATAAAGGTTTAACAGATAAAGATAAAAAATGTGATATTGGAAATGTACCAAAATATAAAAAATTACCAAAAGATGGAGGTTATTTTAATTTATGGAAACATCAAAAAGAATCAGTTACTTCTATGTTAAATAGAAGTAATAAAAAATTAAAAGGTCATTTTTTATGGATACCAACTGGTATGGGGAAAACATTAATTGTTATTAAATTTTTATATGAATTAATTAAAAAAAATAAATTACCTCCTTATGTTATTTATACTTGTCCAGATTCTACTATTTTAACAATTTGTAATTATTTAAGAAAATTTGGTTTTATAGTAAATATAGTATTTACAAAAAAAAACGCAGTTAAATGCGTAATAACTAAAGCAAAAATAGATTCTGGTATAATTTATAATATTATTGATAACAAAAAAAATAAAAAAAACCCAGATTATTATGATAAAGTTTGTGAATCTGTTAAAAAATATACAATCACATTAATTGGTCATGATAGTTTAAAACATTGTAAAAATGTTTTTAATAATATCATGTCTCAAACATTTTTAATTTTTGATGAACTACATAAAGCATTACCTACAACAACTCAAAGAACTGCTGCATCTTTAGCATTAACATCTTCCTCAAAAGATTTTATTGGTTTAACTGCTACTATAACAAATCATGGTCATTTAGAACCTTTAATACAATGGTTTAAATTTTTAGTTCCTTTTGAAATAATATCTAATTCAAGTCTTTTAAAAAATGATAATTTTTGGATAGCTTTAAATACTATTATTTCTAAAACAGTTAATAATGGTATAAATATACTTGAAAGTACAATTAAACCAAAAATACCTGATGGACATGAATATTATTCAATGATTCCTGAAAGTTTAAATGGTAATGTTTTACCTGGTTCAAATAAAATAAATTTTAAAAAAGCATTTAATATTTGTTGGGATATTTGTACTTTAGAAATGATTGAATTAACAAAGTTATTTTTATTAGCTAAAATTAAAAATGAAATACCAAATAAAAAAAATAAATATAAAGTAGAAGATATTTATTATAGAAGATCATTATTTAATACTCATGAAATAAATATTCATGAAGATAATCATAGTTTAATAACTGGTGATTCAACTCTTAATTTATCAGAAATAATAATTGAAGATTTAAAAAAACATAAAACTATTTACATTTATGATGATTCAAATAAAAAAACAGATATTATTAAAATTGAAAATAACACCAAAATATTCTCTATTTTACAACAAAAATTATCAAACACAATCATTTATAATTCTAATAAAACAAAATTTATTTATAAACAATGTTTTAACGATATTTTTATAAAAGAAGAAGAAAATAATTATATTGGAGTTATGCTTGTTGGAGATACTAACGCACATTGTGAAAAAATATTAAATTTAATTATTTCAGCAAAATTAAATTATATAAAAAATGGTAGTTTAATTCCTATTAAAAAACAAGATATTTTTATAAAAAGTAAAAAGAAATTTTCAGAAGCTGATAGTGATGAATTTATTGATTTAACACCTACAACAATCAAAGATGGCTCACCTGATTATAAAATTGTTATAGTTCCAAAAAATCATGGCACAGGTTATAATTTATCAACATTAGGAGTTATGATATGGTCAGCTTATCCTAGTAATAATTCCAGTAGAATACAAATAGAAGGAAGAATTCCTCGTTTAAGCAATCCAAGAAGAATTCAAAAAAAACCAGTGTATCGTGTAAAAGTAATTACAGGAGTTTTAGAATTAATTTTACAAGAAAAACATAAAAATATTAAAAATTTAAATAAATTATTAAAATCTGTTGCTACTCAAATTAATACTATCACATTATAATTAATATTAAAAAAAAAATATTAATTATCAAAAATTTTACATCTTTTTTTTATATTATTAATTATTTTTTTTATATATAAATAATATATGGAAAAAATTTTATTAATATTTTTTATAATTTTGATAGTATTTATTACATCCAATTATATTTTTGAACATTTTAATATAGAGTTATCACCAACTACAGGTGATGAGCCTAATTATGAACCAGAAAAATGGAATTCAAATGAATATATCAGAAAATCACATAATTGTTACAGTTATGTTTTAAATGATATTGCTCCCAGTTTAAAAGAATTTTGTAAAAATTCTAAATGTAGTGCTATAAATCCTCAACCTGGACATTATAGTGGTTATACAAAGAAAGTGAATAAAAATGATACTTCTTGTAAATCATTAATTAAAAGAGTTTTAATAGATAATCCTAATATTTATATTACAGGATTTGAAAATAAATGTGCTGATAATTATTATAAAGGTGCATTAACAGTAGAACCAAATAATTCTTATCATTTTTATAGACAAGATAAAAATGGTTATTGGTCAGGTAAAGATGGAGGTGGCAAAGCTACAAATTTAGATGCTTCAAGTAATTTAATAAAAGATCCACAAAAAGCAGACAGAACATATAATCATTCTGATTTTTCAGAATTTTGTAATTATTTTTGTATTCCTAAGAATAGTTATTTAGATACTAAAACTGCAAGAAGATGGGGTGGAAAAAGACTTTATAAAAATCCTTAAGAATCTTAAATATATTTTTTTTTCTTCATTAGATAATTCTTGAAAATATCATTTGGTAATTTTTATTTTATAATTTAACCATATGATGTTATAATAAAAAAAAAGTAAAAACTGAATTTATATATTTAGAAAATATTTAAAGATTTTTATAATGTTATAGTTTATGAATATAATGTCTAAAGAAAAAAAAGAATATGTATGTGAGAAGAAGTGTGGGTATAGAACTACACGAAAAGGTAATTATTTAAACCATATTTCAAGGAAATTCCCTTGTGATGGTAAAATTATTCAAAATAATAATAACACAGTTAGTAATAACAGTTTAATAGAGGAATTAAAATTAGTTAAACTAGAAATGGAAAAATATAAATTAAAAAATAAAGAATTAGAAAAAGAATTAAAAGAAGAAAGGAAAAGTAAAAATGAATCTATAAAAGAACTAATTACAACAAATAAAAATTTATCAAATGAAACTAAAATTTTAAAAGAATCTATTATAAATAAATATGACTATGAATAATTATTTTATAGATAAAGATAATGTTGATATAAATTATTTAATAAAAAAAAGTAAATCAATTGCAAAAATATTAGCAAAAGAAATAAAGTTAAATAAACGAAATTATGAAATAACAAATATATTTAAATAATTTTTAAAAGTAAATTAATTTGTAAATAATGTTGATTTTGAATGTTAACATTTCATTTGAATTTGCATTGCAAATATAACATTCTGCAAATTTAATTCTGCAGATTATAATTAAACTTCTTTTTTAAAAGAAATTAATTTATAAATAATGTTGATTTTAATCTTAACATTCCATTTGAATTTGCATTGCAAATATAACATTCTGCAAATTATAATTATTAAATATCTAAAGTTTATTATAGGTTTTTATATTATTAGTAAATATAGTATTATAGTAATTAGGGGATACGCACAGGAATTTAAGTATTATTTTTATAAATAATAAATATATTGAATTTGCAGAATTTAAAGAATTTGCAGAATGAATTTGCAGAATGTTATATTTGCAATGCAAATTCTAATGAAATGTTAAGATTGAAATTAACATTATTTACAAAACTATTTTACTTTTAAAATTTTATTATATTAATTTGCAGAATGAATTTGCAGAATGTTATATTTGCAATGCAAATTCTACTGAAATGTTAAGATTGAAATTAACATTATTTACAAAACTATTTACTTTTTAAAATTTTATAAATATTAATTTTTAAATGTAACCATATTTGCTTTTATTTCTTTTTTTTTAATTGCTTTATTTAAATCTCCAATTAATGCATTTTTAACATCTAATTGTTTTTGGGCAATTTTAATTTCTTTTTTATATTTTTTTTCTATATTATCCCATAAAGTATCTTTTGGGTCAATGTCTACTTTTCTTTGTTCTTGTATTTCTTTTAATCGTTTTTTAGCTTCTATTGGATTAAACATACAAGGTAAAGGAATATTTTTAGAAAGATATTTCTTATCTTTTTTATATTTTTTTTCTTTTTTATCTTCAAATATTATATTTTCATTTTTTTTATAATCATCAATATTTACAATTCCTTTTTTAATTAATTCATTAACTATAAATAATTTAATATTATTTTTAGATTCCCATATACCTTCTTTATTATATGTTTTTGCAATTGTTCTCATTAACATTAAATTATGATTTTTCTTATGTTTTGAAAAATGTTTTAATTGAATTTGTTTAGCAACCATATGTGCTAAAGATTTATAATCATTGAGTATTTTTTTCATATCTATATAATTTAAATCTTCTTTTCCAAATGAATTTACAATAAAAAAATTGTTCATTGTCATATTTATTTTAATTGATTCTCTTAAATTTTTACTTTCAGATGATAAATTTTTGTTGGTAATTGTTAAATCTTTATTAGTTGTAATTAGTTCATTTTTACTTTTCCTTTCTTGTTCTAATTTATTTTCATTTTCTTCTAATTTTAATTCACAAGATTTTAATTTTAATTTATATTCTTCTAATAATTCTTTTAAATGTTTATCTTCTTTTTTTTCTTTATCTATTATATTATTTTTTATTTTATTTTCATTTTTTTTCTTTACACAACTTGTACTTCTTAATTTATGTGATTTATA